CCACTATGTGGATAACAACTCTTTCGAGTCACCAAGACCTGGTGCCGGTGATATTTGTCACAAAATCTGGTCCATATATATTAATTGTAAATTGTTAATATATATTATTTCCCTCATTTGGATAATGGGGCTTAATTCCTAAATAAACATAGGTACATTTAATACTTTATTTATGAAAACCAATTTCCTTAAAAAGAAAAAGGTGGATCGTAGATTAGAAATCTACGACTTCACAAAAAAAGTAGTCAAATGATTATGTTTATCTTTGAATAAAACCGAAGATAAACCTTCCATACCACTAATCTTACTAGAAGATCTCTGTCAAAGATTCTCTAATATTATCAAAGGGAGAGGTGTTAAAGAAGCTATTCGTTATGCCAAGGCAACACGTAATAACTTTTATAACTACCTCAGTAAAAATCCTTTAAGAATAGAAGGGAGTCCTTGTTATGGAGAAACTCAGTTCCCATCAATCCTTGGGCCTCTGAAGAAGTACATAGATGATGAAAACTATGACGTTATACGTCTAGTCTTAACTATCTTAACTGCTTCGCGTGCCCTTAAATTGAAAGGTGAGGTAGATACTAGTTCAATCACACAACCTGTAAAAGGGGAAGTACCTGATTTGACTCAGAATATGCCCGCCTTTTGAGAGGCTTTGGGTTATAGTGTTAAAACTAAAGATCTTCCTAGAAAACTAACTAGTGTACAATGAATGATTTATCGTCTTTCACGTGGTCCTAACGGACACGCGCTTCTTGCTTCTAATTACGAAGCTGGTTTATTGTCTACTGCCCTTATTGGGGCTTTAGACATTATTGCCAGCGGAATAAAAGGAAGGATAGAAGGTGTAATATCTGGTAAACTAATGGATTTCCAGGCTTTCTGAGGTCATCCGGTTGAAAAACCGAGAGGATTATTCAGAAAACTTACTTCCTTTCCTGATAAAGAAGGGAAGATGAGAACCATTGGTATACTAGATTATTGATCACAAATGGCGTTAAAACCATTACATTCATACCTAGCTAGAGCTCTAGAGAAGATTCCTCAGGATTGTACACTTGACCAATCGAAATTTAGAAGTTTAGTTAAAGGATCAGACATCTATTATAGTGTAGATTTATCATCTGCCACTGATAGATTTCCTATCTCTTTAATAAAACAACTTCTTTTGATTAGATTGCCTGCATCTTATGTAAATGCATGGGAAGAAGTGATGGTAGGATCCCCATTTGATTTCCAGGGTGATAAATTAATTTACCGTGCTGGAACTCCTATGGGTTCTTATTCATCATTCAACTCATTTGCATTCACTCACCATTATTTAATTTTTCACTGTTGTAAAGAACTAGGTGTTTCTTGAAAAAGATTACCTTATGCTTTATTAGGTGATGATATTATTATTGGGAATAAAGATGTAGCGGAAATGTATATGAAAGTTATTGCTTCAATACATGTAGATATTTCTATTGCTAAAACACATAAATCTGTTGATTTTTATGAATTTGCAAAAAGGATAATTTACAAAGATGTTGAAGTATCTCCTTTTCCAATATCCGCCTTAAGACAAGCATCTAAGAGTAGTGATACTCTTGTTGTTCTCTTAAGAGAGGTAAGGAAGAGAGGTTATGACTTAATATCTGTTTCGTCAAGTATCCAATTATACTTTTCTATCGTTAAAGAATTTCGTGC